GCTCGGCCAGAAGTAGAAGTGAACCGTGCTGGCTGACGTCGATGATATTTGCGCTGAAAACGATACGACGTATTGGCCCGCCTCCTCGAACACAATACGCGACGCTGGCGTGCCTTGCGTGATGCCGTCGTTGCCGGTGGGCGCGTCATATGTCAGCTTGTACGCCGTGTTGGCGGCAACAGGCGTGACGTCTGACGTCAGAATGAAGTCAGCGTGGCCGTCTTCCAGCACAATCTGCCGCCACTCGCCGTTCTTGCTGACAACGGGGTATTCGTTTGTGCGATCCCACATCATCACGCCGTCTTCTGCCGCGCTCTCGCCGCCCGTCTGCTGCACAAGCTGTGAACGCGTCTGGCCGAGGTAGAGCATAAGACGCCTACCCCAAGCCATCCAGTCGTCGCCCCTCGGCTCTGGTGCGCGGTGCTGCTGCGTCATCTACGGCCTCCGGCAACAGCGTCAAGCCGGTTTATGCCAACACGCCAGTCGGCAAGCCTTGCCCCGTCAACGCGCATACGCACCTGACGGCCAGTGAAGCGCATGCTGGTGGGATTGGACATGCTAAACGGCCCGTATGATCGCTCGGTGCCGTTAGGATAGAAACGCGTTTTGAACGTGGCGCTGACATCGCCCTGCGTCTTCTCGTCGGGGATCATCTCCGTCACGCTGACAACGTTATCGCCGGAGCCAAGCATGATGGGGCCAGTTTCCGCAAACGGCGTCAGGCCGCCATACTCAAACCCGATCTCATGCTCGTATATTTTATTGTCAGACGGGTCGGCCATCATCGGCTGACGGAACGTGCCTGCGTCTGTTCCCGCCGTACGGGATAGCGTACCGATTGACCACGTATTTTCCACGTAATTATACGCCACGTAGCGGTCGTTTTCTGTGGACGCGCTGGACGGATAGAACCACCACACCTCGCCATACTGGCCGTTTGACATGGCAAACGCCTTACTGATTTGCGCGCGGTTGATGTCGTTAAACACGTAATCAGACACGTCGCTCTGGATCTCCTGCACGCCGCCGCCTGTGTAGGCGTAGAACGCATGCACGCCCATCCAGAAGCAGCCGACGTCCACGTTGGCGTATGCAAGTTTTGCCGCCAGCCCGCAGGAAGAGCCGACGCGCTCAATGCCGTAGACGTATGGCGGGCCAATATAGTTGGCGACATGCGCGTCACGCGTCGTCAGAATAAGCGTCTGGCCGCGCACAGAAACGCCCGCCATGATCTCGCCCTCGGTTTGCAGCTCAAGATCGCCAGCCTCGTTTGTCGCGGCAGGCGTCCACGTCGTGTTGTCTTCGCGGTCAGACCACTGGACAAGGCGCGGATTGCCGCCAGCGCCAAGGCAGAATAGGAAGCGCTCAGCCGTGACGACGATGCTCTTGTTATCGACAGGCGCGTTGGCGACTTGCGCGGCGACCGCGCCGGTGTTTAGCTGCCACTCGTAAACCTTGCCGTCGTCTTCGTTATTGGCCAGCAGATACTGCCCCCACGCCTGCAAGTTCCACGCGGTAGCTGGCTGAATGCGTACAGTGTCTGGCCGCGCAACGCCGTATGCGTAGCTGCCAAACAGGCCGCCGCCGAAACCGGTAAACGCTATGGCGTCTTCGCGGCCAGCGGTCAGGCCGACCGGCGTGATGTCGTATTGCGTGCCAGCGCTATTGTAGGCGTAGAGCGTGTTATATGTGCCGGTGGCAATCCATCGGTCATTTGTGTTATCTGACCAAGTTAGCATTCCGCGCGGCGTGGCATTCGTGGCGGTGTTGGATCTTGTACGCCAACCCCTGACCGGCTGCATCGTGCCGTCGATCCAACGTATCAGGCTGGCATCGCGCCAGCGGCCCATGCTCTGCAAGTCGGTGCCGTTGCGGTAAACCCCAGCGGGTACGTCTAATCTAATCAGGGCCATCGTTGCCTCGTTGGTGTTGCGCGCTTGCCGCAGTGTAACACATGACCATTTGATGCGCAAAAGGGCAGCGCTTTGCTGCCCCTAGCGTTTTCGCTGCGCTGGACGGTTATTCGTCGTCCGGCTCAAGGGCAGCTTTCAGCTCGGCCATGAAGCCCTGCCTGCCCATCTGAAGCTGCACCAAGTTAAACTGCGCAGAGCCGATCTTCTGGTCTAGCGAGTTGATGTGATTTATGCAATGCTTTGCAACATCGCTCAGTTGATCTTCAGTGTATTCTACATCGTCAATCGTAATGACCTTTTTGTCTTCAGTCATAGTGATCTCCTTTCAGGTTATGCTGCCCACGGCACACCGTCAGCAGTCGTTGGATTAGCTATTGCGTCAATTTTTGACGCTATGGTAGCTTCGGTATCCTCTTGTGATACATGACCCCAGACCCAGCCTTGAGCTTGAGCCTCAGTGATATCGTCATACGGTGTGAAGTCAGCAGCAGAGGCATCGTAGGTTAGCCCACAAGTGCCATAGCTAGATGCGCTGTTGCCATCGTCATCAACGCCTGTGCAGCGCCAGTGAGCAATGTAAACGCCACCGTCAGCGATTTCGTGTTCCAATGTTGGAATAGTCCAAGTGTAGGTAATAGCCATAGCTTTTTCCTTTTCTGATTATGCGTTTTCTAGGGCAGTGATCCGTGCCTCTAGTTCTTGGATTGTAGCGACCAAGAGTGGCACTAACTTGGCTTGGTCAATGCCTTGGTAGACAGGGTTGCCATCTGCATCGACTTCGTTGTGTTCGCCTATAATTGCTTCTGGCACGACTGTCTGGACTTCGTGTGCTAGGAAGCCGTCAACGGTTGTATCATCAGTGTCAGCAATGAAGTTGAAGCGTTTTGGCTCTAGCTGTTTCAGGCGTGTTGTTGCATTTGTTAGTTCAACTACGTTTTCTTTTAGGCGATAGTCTGATGATGTTGCAAACACGGTGCTAGAATTGACAGTATATATTTGACCAACCGTTCCATTTGGATTGTTAAAATATATATGTGTGCTGCCAGCTGTGCTTGGCTGATATGATGCAAAAGTAGCTGCGCCTGATGAAATAAAATTGTTTTGTCCAGTGACCCCGCTATTTGGCATAGAAAAACCGCCAACCCACAAATTCCCGCTGGCATCGAGGCGCATACGTTCTGTGTTGCCGCCAGTATAAAACAATAAGTCTGCACTATTAAGTGCCTTACCCTGTGAGCCAATGGCTGCACCAGATGTAGAAGTCCCCGATGTAAACTGAAGTCTTGGCCCATCATTAAGACTTGTTCCAGTGTTTCTAAGCCTCAAAGTATCAACAACACCCGAGTTATTAGTTGACGAACCAATAATGTCTAGCTTTGTATTCGGGCTTGTGTTGTTAATCCCAACATTACCTGCTGATGTGATGCGCATGCGTTCCCCATCAACAGTATCAAATATGTATCCATTGAAGGTTGCTTGCGTTGCTCTGAAGTTTAACAGCCCACTACTGTCTCGTTTAATAGTGTATGCAGCAATGTCTGGGCCAATTTGTATGCCTTGGTCAGATGCTGTTATTGATAATTTACCGCTGCTGTCGATGCGCATGGCTTCTGTGTAAGTCTCAGAACCTATGCTGCCTGTTGTAGTGTATACTGAAAAAGTAGATGCGGCAGGTGAGCCAATCGCAGAGCCAGCGCCACCATTATAACTGTACTGACTGAAAGCACCAGTTGTAGATGATATAACTTGTTTTACATCACTGGAAGATGGCGCTGTTGTAGTTCCCAAGCCCAAACTCTCAGCACTCGCATCCCAGAAGAACTTTGCCGTGGTGCCTGTGTCCTCGTAGAAGCTGATGTCGCCGCCTGTAGTAACTGACATTTTCACATTGCCAGCGCCGTTGTCATACAAACGGAATACACCGTCATTAGCTGTGATACCCTGACCTAATGTCCAGCCGTCTGTCTGGTTAGACACACCAAAGAAAATATTAGCGTTATAACCAGCGGTTCCGTTATTAAATACTTTTAAACCACCGCCAGCTTGTGTAAATGAACCGCCGCCATCCACAGTCAGCCCATCGCTGGTCAAAGTACCCGTGATGTCTACGCCTGTGCTGGTGGTGGCGAGTTTGGCTGCGCCTGAATAATACAGCTCAACCTTGTTGTTACGCTGCATATAGATGTAGTTGTCGCCGCTGTCGATTTCTTCAAGAACGATAGCATCTCGTCCTCTAATTAATAACTGTCCAGTGCCAGCGTCATCAATATAACTATTCGACCCATCATGGTAAATCTGTAGGTCAGACCCTGCGCCGAAGATGGCTTTACCATTATCTGCAAAGGTAGCGTTTCCTGTTACGCTGATACCTGTGCTGGTGGTCACCAGCTTCGCGCTATCTGCATACGACAATGTTCCGGCAGCGGTTTTACCGCCGATCGCGTTGATGATCGTGTCAATGCTGTCGAGATCTGTGTTGATCTTCGTTCCCCACGTATCCTCTGACGCGCCTACCTCTGGCTTCGTTAAGCCATATGCCGTTGTTGTCGTATCTGCCATGTTCTATCTCCTATGCCGCATCGGCCCAAGTTTCGCTTGAAGCTGATGCCGGTGTCCAATCCGTCGATGTGGGGGAAACAGCCGCCCAGCTTTCTGGCGTGCTGCCCGCATCTTGCCACGTTTTGCTGTTTTCCGCAACAGGCGTCCACGTCTCAGGCGTGTCAGGCTCAGGCTCCCACTTTTTGCGACCATTTGCGACCACAGACGCCGCGCACACGATGGTCGCGCTGTCAC